CTCTGTAGGCTGAGTTGATGATCTGCTGGTTCGGACGCATCAGCATGCCCACCGACCGGCCCACCATCGACCCAGGCACCTTCTCGTAGCTCGTCACGTAGTAGGGCCGCTGCTTCATCGGGTCCGGATTCAGCACTGCACGTATGCAGATCCCGCCCAGCACCCAGATGTCTGCCTCGTAGGTCGCCTGCTCATCCTCGACCTTGATCCCCCACGACTTCAAGAGATCGCCGCGAATGCTGCCCCAGAAATTCAACACGTCGAGCGTGTCGCCCGTGGTGAGGGTCAGCAGCGTCTGCCATTCGAGCACCTCGCGCTGCGTGGTCGTCTCGGTGAGGACTTGGTGCCCGGTGAGGTAGATCGACAGCGCCTGCTGCAGCTTGTCGTCGTCGAAGTTCGGCATCCCCTTGCAATCGACCAACTCCTGCCGCGCCATGTGCATGACTTCGACGATGAACCCGGTCTGCGGTCCTGTCGTCCACGGTGCGAAGTAGAAGTCGAACGGATTGACACGCTCGATGGTCAGCTGCGCTTCGGTCGTCGCGATCGGCTCACCACCCTCCCACCGCAATCGTCTCTTGCGTCGAACCACGGGAGCCTTCAACACCGCGAACGGATACACCATCAGGTCGGAGATGAACGCCTGCAGCGTCGCGATGAAGTCAGCCTCGGCGAGTTGATCGTCGATCTTGCGCTGCATCTTGTCGGTGCCAGAGCGTGCCTGCTCCATCAGCGAGCGATACGCTACATCGGCCAACTCGGTAATGCGATCGCGCACCACCTGCTCGGGCGGCATGCCACCGCCACGCATGGTGATCTCTTTCTTGATCTGCTCGGTCACCATATCCTTCACGAACTGCGGCACGTTCGGGATCGGTGTCGGATCGAGTTGGTACAGCCTGTCTCCGGACGCAGTGAGGATGTCGGTCAACCATGCCTCACCTGCCCTGCATTTCGTTGCAGTGATGTTGAAGAACGTGACCACGCTCTCCTTGATCATCGCCAATTCGTCGGGGTCGTACTCGCCGCGCCGCTGGCGCAGGTTCTGCAAGAGCAGGGTATCGACGATGGTGCGCGAGTTCCGCGCCAGGACGAACTGCTCGCGCGCATACGCGCCAAGCGAGCAGGTGGACATCTCGCTGCCCGCCGAAGTGGGGTCGGAGCCGTACGGATCGATGGATGGGGTCTTGCTGGAGGTGCTGGTGGTCTTGAGAGGGACGTTCATGGGCAGGTTGCTGCCCCCGGGGGTGACTCCCCCCATCGGAGCCGCTGGGCCCGCGCCGCCGCCGATCACCTGCCCGTTCCATCCGCCTGCGAGCGCCATCCAATCCTCCTAGACGTCGCCCACCGACGTTGGCGCGGACGTTATCACGTACCTGCGCTAGAAGGAAGTCCCGTTCGACCCTCCTGCAGTCACCGTGACTGTCGAGGAGTACGTGTTAGCATGTTTCATCCCCAAAGCGAGGTACTGGAGCGCGTCGTGGGGGTGCGAAAACTTGTTTTTCTCCGGACGGTTACGGAATGTGCCCGTGGTCTGGATCACACCGTACCGGTAGCCCCGGTTAAAACCCTCTCTGAGCATCTTGCACCGGGGGGAGAGGGTGAATCCCTGCCGACGCATCAAAAAGCTCGCCACAGCGTCCCTACGGGGTATCCAGTCGTTGGTTCGAGCGGGCCTGCAGGCGATCCCGGCCTGATTGATCAGCATGAACGGCGTACGCTTGTCGAGCGGGCTACGGCCTAGACCGGCAGGGTCCCCGAATCCCTCCATCCGGCACCCTCGGTAGCGCTCATTAATCGTGGGGGCCAGATATTCGGCAATGAACTCCTCCAGGGACGTGTCAACGCCAGGGAAAAGCTCGTCGGTGATGCACAGCTGCCCGGTGCGCGACATCTGGCCGAACACAGCGGCAGGATTCAACCCCCAGTCGAAGCCCACGATGACCGGCAGGTACCTGTCGATCCCGATCTCGGCCTTGGCCACGTGCTCGGAGTCGCTGAACTCGTTGGCATACACCGCCTTGCCCGACGTCGACTGCCCGTACTCGCCCAGCAGGAAGACCTTGATCCACTCGTCGGTCTTCCCCGGCACCTGCTGCAGGTAGTAGTTGTATCCCTCGCCGAGGTTGGCGATGTTCTCCGCCTCGGGGTTGCCGATCCACACGTGCTGCAACGGATCTGCCGTGCCGGTGTTGGGGTCGATCTTGGGCGTTTTCAGTATCGCCGCTGGTTGACGGAACAGCTTGTACCCTGGCAACGGATCTCGCTCGAACAGGTCAAACAGCCAGTGATCGTCGGCCACCGGGTTGTAGTCCATCACCACGCCGGAGAAGTTGAACCCTCCCGATGCCGTCGGCGGAAACCGTCCGCGTCGCTGAATTGCAAATTCAAGGACTTCCTTCTCAAGCTCCGACGCTTCGTTCAACCACACGCCGGTCAACTCCAGCGATCGCATCTTCCCCAGGTCGCGCGTCTGGTCGAGCGCGATGAACAGCACTTCAAGGTCGACGCCGGTACCGTCAGGGAGGGTGGTCTTGAGCCGCGCCACCGGGGGATAGTTCGCATTGATGTGGGTGATCTCCTCCGGCATCCAGTGCATCAGGGTTTTAATCGTCGTCGTTTTGAGTTCGTTGTATGTGTTACGGACAGCGAGCCATCGGGACGTTCGTACTCCTCGATGAACGTTTTGGCGGAAGGCACGTAAGACAACCTCCATCGCCGCCATTGACGATTTCCCGCTACCCACCGGGCCCATGACTGCACGGACAAGAGAGTCGTCGTTATGGAATCGGAGCGCAGTCGGGGACGGCGTGTAAACAACTTCGGGGACGTCACTGTGTTGGTCATCGAGAACCGCGCTCATACGGGCCAGCCCGTGTTGTCAACAACTCTGTCCACAGGCTCCGCCTCGGCCAATCTCATGATTTCATGTGATCCACCCATAATTTTATGGGTTTCCTGCACCGGCTCCTCCACAACCTGCTCCCCCGCATGCACGGTCATGGTTTGTATCGGAAGTCCCGCACCGAATTTAAAGATGACGCTGGGCCCTCGCGGCCCCTGGAACTCGCCTTTCGGCACGGGCTTCTCCTTGAGCCTCGCCATCTCCGCCACCCACTTGATCATCTCGAACTTCATGGTGGGTGTCGTGTGGTCGCTCATCAGCAGCTTGACGACTTCGGGCAGCATCTGCTCGGACAGGCTTTTCATGCGGTATACATAGCCCGCATCGTTGCCCAGTTCGCGCATCTCGGCCTCGACCAGACGCATCTCGGTGACGAAGGCGGGCGACGACTGTATCCCCTCCCAGTCGGCCTGCGTGACGTGCCACTCCTTGAGGATGACGGAGAGATCGTCGAGCCCGCCCGCAAGCTCGCGGCAGAACCGGCCCAGCGTGGTTGTTGTCAAGTCTGGCATGGTCAGGCTGCCTTTTGGTGCTCGGCCCGCGCTTCCATCACATCCTGCACCGCATCCGCCGCGATCCACGCTACATTCCACGCGGTGGTCTGCCACTGCACCTTCGGCACCGGATCGGTCTTGGGGTGCAGGTACAGCATCTGGCTGTCCTTCGCTTGCATGAACACGCTGTTGAACACGCACCGGGCAGTGTCGCTCCAGCGGTTCCATCGCGCGCTCGGCACCTTGAATCGGTTGCGCGGGTTCGTGCTGGCGTCACCGCCACGGATCTCGATACGCTCGATGGCGCTCATTCGCTTCGGCATTTCAGTCTCCTGATTGGGAGCTACCACTGTATGTAGAAAGAAAATACTCTGACCTAGCCAGGGTCGATCTTCCGATCGCCCTCATGAGGGACGCCCGAAGGCGTCGCAGGATTAGGTCAGAGTCGTTGTGGCTATCGTCTAAACGAAGGGCTGTACCCGGTGAACATGCCGACGAGGTAGAGCAGGGCGATCACGGCAATGATGATGAGCGCAATGTTCTTGAACGGCTGCGGCAGAGGGATCAGCGTGAGGATGTAGTAGATCACCCCCAGTATGACCACGAATATCAGTAGAGAGATCAGCGTGCCTTCCATTCTGCATTCTCCTTGAGAAGTACTACCCGGCGGGGATACCTTGGGAGGGGGGAAATGTCAAGAGGGAGGATAGTACAGTATGGAGGACTATAAACGACTGGGAGGGGGTGTCAGGTCTTCCCGTGAATCCGATCATATCGTGCTTTAAGATACTGTCGTCGGCACGCTTTATGGTAGTGCACACCGCTGAAGAACAAATCGTTCGGATTGTCGTAGTTCTTGCAGAAAGCGCACTTTCTCCACTCCATCGGATAGCCAGCAGTTCGCGCGGCGTCGCGTGCATGTAGCTCCATGTGGTACTTCTTGCTCGGGCATATCACGAGGTTGCCAGGAGCGTTGTTGGCTGGGTCCCCATCGACGTGGTGGATCTGTGCTCCGCGAGGCAGGGGGTGCCCCAGCGCGCGTTCGGCGATCTCTATGTGCTCGAACACAATGCGCTTGTTTCGGTAGTGGGCGATGTAGCCGTCCTTGCGAACGGTGCCGGTACCGCGTTTCCGAGTGTGTTTGGTCATACGCAATTATACACAACGTTATCGTACGAACGCAAGGTAGTTATGAATAAAAGATTGTTTTTTTAGGGGCTCCCCAATTTCCACCCCTCCCCCTTTTCCGGACTACCCCCCCCTTCCCCCCCCCACCCCCCCCCCCCCCCCCCCCCCCCCCAAAACACCCCCCCCCCCCCCCCAAAAAAAAAAAAAAAAAAAAATTTTGAGGGACTACGTAAAAAAAAAAG